TATTTAGTAAGATAGCTTTTTAAAGCTATGCCCGCAAAAACACTATACACCCTCTCTAAAAGGTGATAATATGCATGACACGTGGAAGTATTGGTATGAAGAGCATCCCACCGCCGAAGCACAACGGCGCTGGCTGCTTAGATTGCAGTGTGCTTTTTCTCCGTCATGCGCGCCTGTTGTGGTTTGTAAGGAGGTCAACACCGAAAGGCTGCGACTTCCTGAGGCGATTTTGACGTATCAATTGCCTGTTAATCACCGTGTGATTTTGAAAAACGAGATAGTGATTGAATACGACAGTGAGGAGCAAGAAAAAAACAAAGAAGCAACGCATGAAGTTATAGCGTGGCTGCGGCGGCGCAAAATTCCCTACGTCGTCGGATGGAGTGGCAACAAATCTTACCACGTCCACGTTTGGATAGACGTTGCAAGCATCACGTTTTCTGCAGACACTGCGGAATGGATGAAGACGTTGGGGCTCACCGCAGCGGACTTTAGGAACTACGTCTATCAAAAGTTTTTCTATAAGCGCTTAAAAGATATTGAAACGAAGACAGGCGCGAAACTAGACGAGACGCTCCACAACCGCAACCACCTCATTCGCGAGTTTGGGGGCGTGAATCAGAAAACAGGAAAGCGCAAAACATTTATAAATGATGAGTTGGAATTACCTCACCCATTGCAAGTTATTTATCCGCAAGGCGTGGAGTTTTGGCACGTCCCGGAATGGCAAGAGGTGTTCTTCAAATTCCTAAGCACGATGGAGAAACAAAAGAAAAAAGAAACATTAGAGGGGTGGTTTGCGTGACGGAAAGCGCGAATAAGTTGTTTGACTACAACAGTTGGAAAGAAAAGAAAATGGAAGATGGCTTCTTCAAAAAATTTCACCAAAACGAGGAAATCCTTAAAATAATGGAGCAGTCAATTTGGAACGCCATGCGCGCAAAAACGTTGACCCTTGAGGAATACGAAACGTTGAAGATGAACTTAATTCGCGTCCGTTTACCTTCTGCGCGGGACACGCTTTTTATATGCGTTATCCTTATAGACCTTCAACGCCAGGATTACTACCCCTACGCATTGCTTGACTATAAAGGCAGACCTTATGAATTAATGATTACACACTGGGATAGAGAAAAAGGAACTTTGGAGAATGTGGTTAATATCCACCAAAAGTTTTTAGAAATGGCTATTAAAAATATTACATATTACAGAGGATGCTTAACGTACCCAAAAATCAAAGAATTACAAGAATACGCAGCGCAAATATGCGCACTGTGCGGTTTTGTACAGCAACAGAACCAAGGGCAGTTCGCTGTGAGAAACGGGACGGTGCTTGTAGGCGGCGGTGAACTTATTGTTAACCAACCCAACGAAGATACAATTTATTTTGATGCACCCATCCCGAATAGAATTCCACGCGTGATATTACAAAACTTCCAACGAGACCCAAAACACCGCATAGAAAAAATTTTAAGCGACATCCTCGGCGAAGAAAAAGAGCGGTTTTTGATGGCGCTCGCGTCTTCGCTTATTTCTACGCAGAAATTAGCGCTATTTCTTGTAGGCTGCGGAGCAAACGGAAAAAGCGTATTATGTGAAATGCTGCGCACGACATTTGGACGAGAGAACTGCGGAAGCGTTAGATTCTCCAACATCGCACATAATGACTATGCACTCCCAAACTTAGAAAATAAAATATTAAACATCGCATCGGAGGAAGGCACCGAACTTTTGAAGAGTCTAAGCACAGCAGATTTTAAAGGAATAACAGGCAACGATATTATAGAAGTGGAACAAAAATACCAACCACGGCGCGAAGCGCAGATATACGCAACGCATATATTCGCTATGAATGAACTACCAGAAATAGAACTCAGCCAGGCGGTGCTTCGACGTATTGAAATCTTCCACTGCCCCCACATCTTCGTGCCCGCAGAGGAAGCGGACGGCGTAAAAACACTGCCCGAAAATAAAAACTTGCTTAATGAATTAACAAACGAAGATTATGATTACCTGGCGAATCTGATAATCCATAAAATGAAAGAAGTTAAAGACATTACAAAACTGCCAATCATGAATGAAGAGGCAAAACGGAAAAAATATGAAGAACACACACCGACGGAAAGCATCGCTCGCTTCTTAGAAGAAACTTTTGAGCGCAGATTTAACGATTACGGCGAACCTGAGCCAGGCAAGAACATCCCACGCAAGGAACTTTACGAACTTTATACCGCATGGTGCAAGAAAACGGGCGCTAGTATCTGCGGCAAAAAGAGAGTTTTTGAATATTTAGAAAAAGAAGAAGGGTTGGAAGTTAAGATTGTGCGCGGCATACCTTGTTTTGCAGGTTTGGATAAAAAGGATAGATTTGTGAAATAAACGCAGCTTAATCTATATAAAAGGGTCTGCTGCGGACCTCCGCCGCCCTTCTTTTTTCCTTTTCCGACGCCTAACTTTTGCCCCTTCTTTTTGTTTTTTTGTTAAGGGGGTATATAAGAAGTAATACGTATATTAAAAGGGTGAAAAACACTTTGAACTTTTTGGAAAGTTTGTGAAGGTATATACATAGTATATGTGTCACACCCCAGTTTTGCGTATGGTGTTTTAACCATTCTTCACCCTATATCGATTTTTACGTCATAGCATTTAGGGTGTAAAATCATTTTTTTTACTTTTCACCCTCAGTTTTTTATTTTACACCCCAAATATATACCCCCCTTTTAAAAAACAACGAGCGGAAAACGAGCAGAGCGGGCGCTGCGGGGCAGAAAACGGGGAGGGAGGAAGGGAAGAGCGGGCGCGCAGCGTTTGCAGGTTTAAAGCCTGTTCCTGTGCGTTTTTTGGAGGGTTAGCGGTCAGGGCGCCTTGTTAGTGTGTTGTTCACTGCGCCCCCAAAAAAAGAGAAATAAAGAAAAACGCGCGCGTCATAGTGGCCTAAAAAGAAAGAAAGAGAAAAACGGAGCAGTATATACGTCGCAACATTTATAAATTTAATATCTGGTATATAAACATAACCTGACCAAAAGATTTATATATATAATTGTATACAATAAACCTGAGGTGAATATATGCAAGAAGAACAGAAACAGAATATACAGGGCGTCGTGCAAAGTCCAGGCATCCGAAAATTTGAACCTGCGCCTCCTGACTTCATTGGGCGCACGGAGAAAGGCGAATACGTGGGCATGTGGGAGAGGATAACACGACAGCGCCGCGCCTATTTTCGCGTCGCGGTTAAGCGCAGCGATGGCACAATTGAAAAATTCAACCTCTACATCAACGAGCGCGCAAAGGTCAAACCTTCCCCAGATGTTGCTACGAGTCCCTGAGGTGGTTGGAATGCCTGTTCGGTTAGAAAAGAAATATACACCTGAGCAACAACAGCAGATTATCAACGAATACCAGGCTGGCGCAGTGTTAGTCGATTTGGCGGCGCGATATAAATACACCCCTGTAACCGTCCTTAACTTTCTCAAACGAAAAGGAGTGAAGACGTGGGGACGTATTGAGCGCATACAAGGGAGGCGTTCACAACGCCAGGAATGGATTAAGCAGTTGCTACTCTCCAAAATTGCAACAGGCAATATATTTACGTTGAAACAGATTTGTGCGGAGGTCGGGCTTTCTGAGGTCTGCGTCCGCGGGCATCTAAGAGATTTAGTCAGGAAAAAAGAAATAGACCAGGCTAAACTCCAGGTGTGTTGCAAGCGCCTGCGATTCCCTACGGATGGTTGTTGAGGAGGTGTCAGGACATGGCTGGATGTATAAGAATGCGGCGCCGCAGACGCCGAAATTATGCTCTGTGAGGAGTGTTACACGCGGCTTAAGCGCCGCCACCGTCTATTCCCATATGACCCTGGCGAGGAGGATGACTATGATGAAGACATTTAACCGACGCCGCAGCGCTGCGCGTGGCAGCGAATACGAACGCCTTCGTATGCATTTTTACGTCGAGCAGGGCTACGGTGTCCTCCACCGCGCAACGCGCGCAAAATTCCAACAAGTGGACTTAGCAGGCGTCTGGGACTTGTGGCTTGCTAAAGGTGGCAAGTGGCTATTCGTTCAGGTCACGACGCGCCCAAACGCAGCGAAACACCGCCGTGAGTGCGTAGTCTGGCTCGGGAAATACAGAAACCCATCATGTGAATATCGCCTAGATTACTATGACCCTAAAGCCGATGTTTGGCAATCCGAAGTCTTTTAACCTCCTCCTTTTCTTTTCTCTTCTTTTTTTTGTTTTGCTTATTATGTTCCTTGCTTCCTTGCTCTTCCCAGACGACCAAGTTTTAGAAACTCGCAAATATCTATGCGATGCTAAAATAGTTTCGGCCGATGTCTGCGAAAGATGGGCGCGTGAAGCCGAATTTATGCGAATGCTGCAAGAATGCGGGAAAAAATGCGAAGGGATGCACGGGGTTGTTCTCTATCTATGCGCAGGCATTGACGGTGAATACCACTACACTAACACGACCTGCTTTGCTCCTCAAATCCAGCCATGAGCGTCCGAGCGGTTGCGTCTATATCCATAATAAGATTTACCATGTTTTGATTTTCTTTTCCCTGGCTCCATGGCGTGGCGTTTGAAGTCCAACAACTCGCAACGCACGCCATGCTTGCAGACTACTTCAGTTTGGCGGTCAGAAGCACAGACTACCCTCGCGCCACCATGGCTCATTAATCCACCACGCACGTGGCGCGTTTTCTCTTCATTGTTTCACCTCTCTAAAAGAAAGAGAAAAGCGCAGGCATTGTTGCCTGCGCTCGTCTCATTCTTTATTCCTGCCTGCCAAAGCCCACTGAGAACGCGCTAATCACGACGGTCATAACTACCGACAGCGCTATGATGGTTCCAACGAGCCCGAGGTCGCTGCCCAGGTTAGTGAATGCCGAAGTGACGTTCCCGACGAACAGCCCAGCATCTCCTGTCAAGTTCAGGCTGTTAAGCACCTTCAGCATGACACCGCCGAAGATGCCTATCATGCCGAGAATATAGACGGCAGGCACCAAATCTCCAAGCTTCATTTTATCACCTTGCCCCGACGAGGGACAAAAGGATTAAGATATATGCCTTTAAAAAACTATGTTAACAAGTAAAAAACTATGTTAACAAGTTAACACGTCCGACCAAAAGCTTTAAATATACCATCTCCAAAATGCAAAGCATGGCATGGGGTGACATCCCCGCCGTGCGCACGGGGCAAATGCCTGCGCGCACCGAAGGGACGGGTTGGGCATCTACTGGTTGGGCTTCTTACGTCGCAGGGGGAGGGGGTGGCAGCACAGGCACAGGCGGAGGGAGTAGTGGAAGGGGCGGAAGTTCAACGACAAGCCAGTCGACGCCGCCGCAGCAAACACAACCGCAGGGGCGCATCGTCGGCTACAATCCTGACAAGACACCGATCTATGCGACAACTGAGACAGCGCAGACGCCAGCACCGACGCAACCGAGCGAAACGCCGAGCGCTTCTAATTTGTTTCATGGCGCTCCCATCTACATCAATGGACAACGGGTATATCCTAACACACCGTCGTGGACTGCGCAAGGATATCAGAACGTCGGACTAGTTTACACTGAGCACGGCGTCCTACCGCCTGCAGCAGCTGGCTATTATCTCCAGCAGCAATACCGCAACGTCCAAGAAGTTGTGAACCCACAGAAGCAAGTCTACGAATTCCGAGGCACTGGTGAACTAATCGCCACGCAATACGTCGCACCGTCGGGCGAACGTTCCCAGATGTTCGTGGCGCCAGGGTGGACTTACAATCCAGCGCAGGAGGCGTTTGTTAAGTATATCACGGTCGCAACGGAGCCACCCAAACCACAACAACCTCAGCAACCTCAATACACTAACGAGGCATTGCAGGCACGCATCGCACAAATCAACGAGGAACTGCAACCGCGGCAGTTCATCCCGTCGTGGAGCGATTTGGCGACGGGAGCGTTTAGGTTTGGTCTATTTGGTGGGTTTGAGCCGCAAACACCTGAGGCACGGCTGGAACTTGGAAAGCATGTTTTAGCCGAACAAAACCGCATTATCTCGGTTGCACGTGGAGCGCTTCCACTCGTCCGTTCCTACGCCGAACCTGAGGAAGCCGCAAGGTTTGAGGCGTCCATCCAGGCATTGCAAAAAGAGAATACAAGGGCGGGCGTCCAACTTGCAGATTACGCCGCGAGCATCGGAGCATACCGCTATGCGCAGGCTCAAACTGTAGCACTTCCTAAAACGCCTTTTAACACTGCTTGGGAGGCGCTTGGGCACAAAGTCCCAGAGCGCTCCGTTGGGCTGGAAAAGATAGGCACTCCTGAATTCGGAGAGGCTTTGATGTATTCCTGGGTCGGTGGGGCATATAATCTTGTTCATTCCGCCGTGGAGTTCGGCGTGGAAGTTGGGACACCGATTCCGATTATTGCACGAGTTGCGCAAGGTAAAAACGTTGCAAGTTATCCTGTGGAAATGGCGCAAAAGTGGGGCGGGCAGGTAATCGCTGCTGCTCCTTACGTTGCACTCGGCGCAACGGGCGCAGGCGCTGCGTTTTATATTCCTGCGTATTGGGCGGGAACGAAATTAGTAAGAGGAGGCGGGCTAACGGCGCAAGACCTCGGAGAAATCGGCACGGCTGGAACTTTGATATTCTACTCGGCGAAAGCCGCCGAATGGCACAGAGTGGAGCAACCGAGTTATACGCTGCGGTATAAACTTTGGGAGGCTCCAGAGCGTGGCATGATGGGTGGGACGTCCATCACGCTCACCGAATACCAGCGCAATCTCGGCATTCTCGGCGAGCAGCGCGCAGTTCAAGCACAAACTGACGTTTGGGCTGCGCAGGTTGGGAAGGGCGGGGTCTCCTCGTATTCGGTGGAGCCTGGCGTTTCTTACTTCCGAGGCCAGCAGATACCGACGTATTCCGTGGGGCTTACAAGTCCAGAAATGACCTTACCAGCAAGACCAGGATATTTAAGCGAGGAGGGGCTGCTTGTTAAGCCGCTTCCAGAGATGCAAGGCGTTAGTCCTGTCGCTGCTGCGACGTTTTCAGAGCAGGGAGCAACGGCTGGCGTGGGACTCGCAAAAGTTTTTAAGCAAGGCGTCAGTCAGACAGGCATCCCTTACGTCGATATCATGGGCAACATATACGCAGGTCCCGCAGTTGTTCAATCCGTCGGCGCTGGCGGGGTCTTTGTTGGCGTGGAGGAAGGCACGGGCGCTTTTCAGCCTTACTTTGTCCGTTTCTTCGACCTGACCGCAACGTCTAAACTTCCCTCTGTCGCTCCATCTGTGACCACCTCAACGTCTGGAGGCGTGGGCGTGATGGGAGGAGCGCCAACAGGTGCGACTACTCAAGCGCTCGCAGCCTCCACTACTCTTGCTCAAATGCCGCCATCCATCGCGCCATCTCAAATTACGACGTTTATCGCGCCTCCGCTTGTTTCGCAGCAACAGACGGCAGTTAAAACGGTGCAGGCAAGCCCTCCAGCGCCAACTCAAACGCGGGTTATGCAGGTTCAAGCCCCCGCGCTCCAACTCCGCGAAACAGCACGAACGATAACTCAACCTTCGCAGGTTCAAATTCCACGCACGCAGCAGCTTGTCGTTCAAGTTCCTCGGCAGCAACAGCCAATGCTGCAGTTTTCAAAAGAGACCGAAATCCCTGCACAAATTACGGCACCGCGGCAGGTTCCGATATCCAAGCAGACGCAAATACTACAGCCTACTGTGGCGTTGCAGCTGCGGGCTCAAATCCTGCAAAACGTAGAGTTAGGCGCGCCCAAAATCATGCCGCCGCCGTCTCTCAAGATATCCACGCCGCCAATTCCACCGATTCCGCCGATTAAATCTTTATGGGGTGGTGGAGGTGAGGGCGCAGGGCTTCCACGTTTCAACGTGGCAAAAGGGAAGCCGCAACCGAAACGCTATGCCCCAGACGTTCGCAGTTCGGAGTTTGGGTTTAAGATGCCTAAATTGAAAGCCGAGAAGGTGAGCAAAGCAACGGGCGCACTTGTTCGCCCCGTTCCAAAAGGTAAGAGAAAATGGAAAAGCGCAGTTATTTAACCGCAACGAAGAAAGGCACGATATTAGACTTATTCTTTATTGCTATCGTCTTAATCGTCGTCATGATAGCGGTTATATTATCATTCCATACGTTTAATACAATCCTTGGCGCCTTGCAATCTTCTGAGAATTTTAACAACGGGGAGTTAAACATCACGTCGCAAAGCGTGCAAACCATCGCTAACTTCAACTATCTAATGCTATTTATTTGGGTTGGTGTCGGCGTTGCTTCGGTTGTTTCGGCGTTTGCAGTCCGCACACATCCCATCTTTTTTGTTTTCTTCTTATTGCTCCAGGTTCTACTGCTTGCGATTCTTCCGATGTTTCAAGACGCTTATAATGCTATCTCATCCAATCCTTCCTTTTCTTCATCGGTCACGTATTTTAATTGGTTCGCCGTGATTATTTCAAACCTTCCAATTATCACGTTGGCGCTGTCCGTTCTGGTGGCGCTCGCGATGTTTGCACTGCCAAGCGGTGGGGGTTATGGATAATAAATTAATTTTTCTTGGCGTTTTGTTGCTTGCTGCCGTAGTCTTTGCACAGACAAACATTACAGCCTGCGGCACGTATTCAACTAATAACGAAGTCTACGTTATCACACAAGACTTAACAGCAAATAATGCGAACTGCTTAACGTTTAATGGGACTAATCAGACGATTAACGGGCAATGGCACACTCTCTGGGTTACAAACGAGGCGGGCTTGCATGCAGTGGTGACTATTTCGGGGAATAATATTACATTTGAAAACGCAACAATCACGGGCGGATGTTGGGGGGTTTTGTTCTATAGTTCTTCTGCTAATATCAGAAACCTAGACGTCAGCGGGCAAGTTACACAAATAGGCTGCGCGGGTATATCCATACCTTCGTCGAATGTCTCAGCGAATCTTACAACGATTTATGTTCATGAGACTAATACTATTAACGCGATATCATCAGCGAGCACGGCATCAGGGCAAATATTGAACTTCACCAACGTCGTTGCAGAAAGTCCGAATTACGGTTTAGATATGGAGGCGACAAGTTCGACGTTTATAGATGGCGGATATAATTATTGGGCTAACTGCACGGGTTCCTGCTCGTGGTATACAATCACACGCACGACTAACGAAATATGCCAAGAAGATACTTGTGCGCTTTCTTCGCATCCAGACACTAATTACGGGACAGCGACACAAGAGCCAAACGATGGGTCGACAGGAGACCGTAGGGACTTCTTCCGTCACTGCCGCAATTTATCTATGCCACCTGGTCGTGTTATTAGTTCCATCGTCCTCTGGTTTTATGGAGGCGGCTATTGTCCTGATGGGACTACTTACGATTACCTAATAGACCTGGATGGCTCAAAGATGGGCTGGAGCGAAAACACCACAACATGGAACAACCAACCTAATAATTGGCCGACAGTCGGCACTAATCTAAATTTGGCTTGTGGGTATCATTGGGTTAGTCTTAACTATCCAATTGATTATAATAATGAGGTTCTTTATAAAGATAATTATGGCTTGTATTCCTTTTCAAGAACTAAAGGGGTTTATTTTCATGAAAACGGAACTTATGCGCCTTACCGCCAACTAACTTGGCGTTATGCCTGCGGCAACTATAATAAGAACATTGTTTACTCTTGCAACCTATCCAGCTGCAACGCGACAATATGGAAACAGATACTTACAACACCGGGCGCGGTATATTGCTCGGTTTCAATACCTAACAATGCAAGCATTGCAATATATAACTTAACATCGGGGCAAAGTCTTAACCCCACGCTTATTTATGACGCCTACAATTCTACTTATAACTGGGTCTCGTTCGCGGTGTCGGCATATCAATTTTATAATGTTGTAAGCACGCAGATAATGGATAAAATAATCGTAGACACAGTATGTCCCATAGGTTTCTCTGACGTTTATAGTATCTCGTTTTTGGATGAGTCCAACAACGTGGCAACGCAAGGAAACGCAACGTTAGTTTTTGTAGGCAATAACCTCAACCTGACTAAAACAGTTAGCAATGTCTCCAATTTCAAAATTTGTTTATATCCGGATTTTCACGGGCAGGCTAGCACCACGATAACATACAATGGCGCTAATTACGCAACGCGTAATTATTACATCACATTTGACGAGAACTCCAGCGGGTCAATAACGTTATACCAAATCCCTGCCTCCGTAGCGTCATATATCACTTTCAAGACGCAAAACCAATTCGCCCAACCTCTTAAAAACAGGAAGCAATATTATATGCGTTATTTCATTTCTGATAACACTTATAAACTCGTTGCTATGGGTATAACGGACGACGACGGGTTTTATACTGCGCCGCTCTTCACGAATGATGGCTCGGCAGTTTATAAAATTATATCTTATGCTGAGGACGGAACAACAATAGAAAAAACATTTTCTAAGGAAACGGTATACTGCACAGCAGGGCAAGCCTGCGAGCATTACCTTATCATTTCAAGCACGCAAGAACTGCCAGAATACTGGATAAGTTACTATGGCAAAGTTATTTATAATTGCACTGACGACATGGCAAATAAACAAATCTCTTGCACTTATACAGACAGCAGCGGCGAGTCGCATACGTTCGACTTGCAACTCTTCCGTCTTGGGCTCGGAAATCCTGTTAGTCTCTGTAATACCTCCTCAACAAGCGCGGCAGCGACGCTTACCTGCACGATTAGCGAAAACACGACAGGCAACATCTACGCATGGCGGTTCACACGACATAGCGAACAGACGATAATTACTAATGGGCTCTGGGACTACCGAGAAGCAGCGTTTAAAATGGCTGGTCTTGGCGTTTCGTTGCTTATTCTTGCTGCAAGCTTCGCAATAGGGTTATTTAATCCTGCTGCCGCCGTGATTTTTGGGTCAATTGGCTTAATCATGAGTAACTTGATGGGGCTTATCCAAATTGATATAACGGCAATTGCTGGCGTGGTGTTGGTAGCGGTGTTCCTGGCGTGGAGGTTTTCATCAAGGTGATAAAGTGGACGGAGAAATCAGCGGGTTGGTGTTCGCAGCGCTGGCGGTGTTTGTTGCTATCGTTGCATTAACTGGATTCATGAGCAGTTTATCCATATCCTATAACGTTTCTACGACGGCAGATGTCCAAAATCTCATTACCACGGCGAATACATCTACGCAAAACATCGCGTCATTTGTTAATTCCTCATCGGGGCAGATAACTCAAAATGATTACGGCGGGGGCGTCTCGTTCCTTTGGCTAACGTCAGGCGCCTTAACGACCATCGCAAACATAATTACCAGCCTCCCAAGTGTTCTTTATGCTCTCTTCGTGGCGTTTGTTAATGCAATCTCTATACCATTGGGCATTTCTCCCGCGCTCTCTGGGTTGGTGGTTAGCATAGTCTATACCGCAGTCCTTGCGACGTTCCTATTCGCTGTGTTATATGCCTTAATCAAGGTGAAACTGTGACTTATAACTATTCAACGTTTAATGACCTGCTGATAAGTGCAAACACTACAACAGGAGGGCTTTATGGCGCAATCCTTCCGTTCGTGATTTTTTTAATTGTATATGGCTATACGAGCATCTGGGGATTCAAGAAGGCGTTTGCAACTGCGAGCTTTCTATCGTTCTTGTTCGCTGCTCCATTGTTCGCTTTAGGCATCTTATCGGGTTGGATTTTCACGATTCTATTAGTTTTAACGCTTATTGGCGTGTTCCTAAACGTCAGGTGATAGAATGTTAGAGGGCGCAATAGTAGCGACGGTAATTTTGGCTGCCTTTGCTTTGGCTATTCCGCGCGATAGGGATTTTTTGAAAAATCTTTTTTTCTTCGCTTCGCTTCTATCTCTTCTGTTAGTATTTGACCAGTCAATGACCGCAGAAAAAGCGGGGGCGTGGTATGTCTCTGGAATAACGGAAAACTGCACGGCTTGGAACTCTACAACCTGCGCAACATGGGAGAAGACATATGCCTATATCCAGCAACCTGCAACGTGGAACACCGCGACATGGGACACGTTTTACGTCGTAATTATTCTGACTATCGTATTGGCAATGATTTATGTCGTGATTATGCTAATAAATAATATGTTACAAGCGATGGCCTCGGCATGGGATAAAATAAGAGGCGTGGAAAATGAATAACAAGCGCACGCGCATAATCCGAGTTTCGGAAGAATTCGCGGCACAAGTAGACGAATTAGCAAGAACGAGCGGCTTATCACGAGTGGAAATAACGCGCTTATTGTTAGAACAGCGAGGTTTAGAAGAAATGATACAAAAAGCGATGCAAGAAAATATACGGAAAGAAAAACGGAAGGTTTTGGAGTGGAGCCCTATTTAGGGGTGGTTCAAAATGTCTTCCGTCTCCGCGACCTAATGGCAGTAAGTAGCGGAAGAGGCCGAAAGATTTAAATATGCCTTGGCACTGAAGTCCTATTATGCCTGAAAATGGGAAGCAACAAGAAAACAAGAAGTGGGGGCGTTATGACTGGAAATATACAAGCGGGCGCATGGCATTAACTCGCGAAGAAATCCATCGTATGCTTTCCTTGATTAACTCGGTCTATGATGAGGCGCTTATTAAGTTGGCATTGGCGACTGGGATAAGACGCGAGGATATCGTCAGGATAGAGTTACAGAACATAGACTGGGAGCATGGCATTATCAGATTCTGGGAAGAGAAGAAAAACAGAGAATGGCGGGTATTTGTAGATGAGGCGACGCTTGCAGTGCTGCAAAAACACGTTGAGGTCAATTGCAGACCTTACCGAACTAAATATTTATTCCCTGCCATGCGCGGGGACAGAACGAGGAACCACCTAAGTGGGCGTGGCGCATATGGAAAATTCCAGGAGGCGCTTAAACGCGCAGGACTGGAACCGCGACCATTTCACACGCTCCGCGCAACATTCATTAAAAACGCCTGGGCTGCTGGCTGGACTCCAGCGCAGATAATGGAACAGACGGGCGACACATTAGAAACCATCCAATTACATTATGCCACTCCAACCGCTGCCGAAATGGCAGGGGTGGTTAAAGAAAAAAAGATTTTTTAAGAGGAGGATAAAATGAAAGTAGATAAGGCGAAGATGTGGGAAATGAAGCAAGCAGGTAAGAGCGTGCGCGAAATCGCGGACGCGTTCCACGTCAAGGTTTCGACGGTGAATGTCTACCTCTGGCAGATGGAGCGCGAGAAAGCAAAGACACAGGCGCAGGCAACACAGGCACAAGCACAAGAGCAGGAGCAGGAAAAGACAGACACGGATAAGGCGTCCTTACCTAACGCTGGGGTGATTGCATGAAAATCTCTTATATCTGCCCATTGTGCAGCAAAGAGCTGCCTATAACGCTTAACATCTTAGAACACTGCCAAACAGAACATGCCGAAATCTTCCAGCGCTACCCTAACCCGTTATGCCCACGCGAAAATCTGGTTTTCAAAGTGGATTAAATGCGATATCCTACCGATTATGACGAAGAAGAGCGGGGGGCGCCTTCACCGCACCCTGCGTCTACTTATTTTATGCCACATCAAAACGAGCCTTCCACAGTGCGCTTCCTCGCAAATACACGAGACATCTACGACAGTTTTGAGCGCCACTTAGGCGGATGGGTGCAGACATTTGATGAGAATGGCAACAAAACATGGAAGAAAGTCCAAGAGCCACTTTGCAATGAGCGCGGGCGGGCGTGGCTGCGGGCAAGCCTGGAACTCTCAACTTCGCGCATAATGACGCTCTCAAATTTTAACGAGGCAAGGATTAGAGCCGCGACGTGGACGGAGGGGTTAGTTGTTGCTGACCACCTCGCAAAAAACATGAATGAATATGGGATAACGTTGGGCAGTATTGACCAAATCTTCCACCTCTATCTGAAAATCGCAGAAAGCGCATTTAGGCGGACGCTTAACGACGCTGAACGTAAGCATATTTTCGGAAGTGTGCAAGAAACGAGTACGCCGCAAGACAACAAAATCTTCGGCGTGTTCCCAAGACTGTGGTGATCAAATGGATGGAACATTATTAGTTATGGGTTTGTTGGCGGTAATTTTCATCGGCGCCATCATATTCCTCTACAAAAAACGAATGTGGATTTTTTACTGGGTCGGCGCAAAACCTGCGCCTCTGGTCTATAACAACGAAGGTGGGCGATTGGTGCCTTTACCTTTCGCCGATTTCTTCCGCGAAACTCATGAAAACGGGAAAACGTACTGGGAAAGCAGAACATTTCGCGACAAATTTCCAGCGGACCACCTGCGAACGCATATTCGCTACATCAGGCGAAAAAGATTTGGTCTTATCCCTTATGAAACGCTAGAAATCCTTCCGCTCATTCGCAGCGCCCCGAATTCGTGGGCCCGTGTGGACGTAAGGATGGATGGCAACGCAACGCCATTAATTGAAGACATTCGCACGCTCAAATACGCGCAGGCGAGTATGGCAGAAATCATGAAGAACTACTTTTCAGATAACCTGTTAGAAAAATACGTCCCGCTCGTCTCTGCGCTTATCCTCGCCGTGGTCTTCCTTGTGGGTCTGTATTTGATGATCAACGCTACCAGCGCGCACATCACAGCAATGAATGCGAACACGGACGCAATGCTCAAATTAGCGAATGCGACGTTAAACGCAACAGGCAAAATTTAAGGAGATGGGGTTTTTAGCATGGCGGGGTAGGGTTAGAGGGGTAAAAATGGTTGAAGATGGAAAAATCACCGAATATGCACATAAGGATGCCTTCATGATTGAATACATGCGTCACGACCTCGCGCTCCGAAACTATCTAAAATTTTCTTTTTCACGCCATCCCCTCGCAGTCATCAATGAGCCGAGCCTCCTTTTTGCATATGTTGAAGTCCTTAATGACGTCTGGGACGAGTTTAGACCTTTCTTCCACGCCGAGAGCGAGCAAATCATCACAGACAAGGACATAGAAGAGTTGGAAAACGAAGCGTTCAACCTTTACAACGCCATTACGATGGAAAAAATGAACAACCAAGGCGTCTCAATGCCACTTTTTGAGAAAATCCGCGATTTCTTCAGTAAGGGGCGTGATATCTATCGCCGAATTAGAGTTTTGAGGCAACTTAAAGGGCTTGGTCTGCGAATGAAAAAGAAAATTACGGACGAGGAGCGTGGGCAGTATATCGCAATGTATGCAGGCGAAAAAGAAAAGGAGGAAGAAAAGGAGGAGGATTAAGATGCTGCCAATTGAAAAAGAGCGGCTGATGGAACGCCTTGGCGCGAGGACGTGGAACGTGGGCGTCCTTGCAGAGTTCTGCAAGGCACGGCAAAAGAATCAATACGATTTTACCATCGTTATTTCAGGCTGGAAGGGAACAGGAAAAAGCACGCTCGCTTACCAACTCGCTAAAGCGATAGACCCGAATTTTTCGTTAGAGCGGAATATCTGTATTAGCCCTGACGCCTTGGACATCATCGCACAAATTGAAAAGATGGAAAAGAACTGTGCGGTCGTTTTGGACGAGGCCATCGGAGCGCTATATATAGAAAATTGGGCAGAAGCAGAACAGAAGGCATTTCACCAATACGTTAATCAGTTGCAACGTAAGGGAAAATACGCCGTCGTGATTAACTGCATCCCGTCGCTCGCTGACCTGCGCGGCGTTTATCTACGTTCGGCTGTAGACCTTGTTATCCATCTTTTCGCGCCACACCGCGGAATCGGTGCGATACTTCTCCGCAACCCCACACCTGTCACACAAGACCCGTTCCAACTCCAGTATTTAGCTCGGCGTTGGGAAGTGAGCGCAAACTACGAAGGACGTTATAACTCGGCGGCGCAGTATGACCTCGTGTTTCAAAAGTCCGTTTTCTTTTCTCATCCTTGCTTCCAGGCATTTATCCGTTTCGAAAAATTGCCTGACGCCGAATATAACGCCTATCTCGATTTTTGGGACGCACACCGTGCGGAAATCAACCGAAAAATCCAAGAGCGCGCCCTGACGGCGAAACTGCTGCGCGAGAAGAAGCGGGCGGTTCTCTATGTTTGTAAGGCGCACGGAGAAGTCGCTTGCAAGGAGTGCAAGCTGCTCTATCCGCTTGATGATAAGGAACATTGGGAGTTTAGGGAGGACTTGCTAGAGGCTATGTTTTTTAGACCAAAACTAACGAAAGATTTAAAAAAGGATGGTATGGAAGACCGAAAGATTTAAAAATGAGTATTTAAAGGTTTCGGTGAAGATTTAAAAACGAGGTGGAGATATGAGAATAGGAAAAAATTTAAAGTTTTGGCTGGACGGAATAATTAATAAAGAAATTATGGGATTTGAGAAATACTTTTTTTATATCGGCGTCGGTTCTTTGGTGTTCGGGGTTATATTTGCAGATGTTAACGCGCTCCTTATATCATTTTTAAATTTTTTTATGATGCCGCTCGGGGAACTTATAGATAAAAGTAATAAATTTAGGCTTACGGCGCTGTCATTTGGTGGGTTGATAGTTAGCTGTATTGGTGGGTGGGGTTTAGGTGGTTTAGGCGATATTACATCAATGCCTACGATTACAGCAATAACACTTTTAATATTGGGAGTATTGATTACCACTTTTAGCTTTAGCATGTCAAAAGCATAGATTTAAAAAGGGATAACATGGAGGATTGGGAAGTCGCCGTTGTTGTGGTAATGGTATTCGGCGCGATGGCGATTACGAATTGGCGTTATTTCGCCTCGGCATCCGATACGTCAACGTCTCTCGTGCTTTCATTATGGAACTCGGGCTCATTAGTTCCAACTCCAACACTCCAACCGACGCCAACTACTACGACAACACCAACACCTACGCCGACACCTACACCAGCACCGACTGCAACACCAACGCCACAGCCAACTGAGACCCCAACATCTACCCCGTCACCAGAACCAACGCCTACACCAACGCCAACGCCTGCATGGATGGCGCAGGGCTTTATCTGCGAGGTTCCCGATGAGTTGCTTAATGAACGTTGGGCGCAGGAATATAAGTTTAGTTGCGCCTGCATCATTCGGGGAAAGTATGACCTCGGCGCGTGGTTCAACGTTTGGCAGGCGTGTTATTCTTCCTCACAAGTTGCATGGCGTCGTGAAAGCTGCGAATGCGTCGCGCAGATTTGCGAGGTTAGACGTGATTTATGTTAGACTACTCAAAAATGAATAGTTACTCATGGATGAGTTGCATGGGAGAAGCAGGCGGAGCAGAAAACTGGTCGCCTTGCACTCGCCGACGTGTAGCGCGATGGCTATCACGAACCACCCTCCGAGTGCTCGGTCTAATTCTGCATATCCGTTCGCTTCTTCATTTTTTCAGGCGGAACTATGAAACAGGAATCCAAGGAGAAGTTGAAAAGAAAAATGAAAATAAAACGAATATTGATTACACTATGGACGCCTGATGCAGACGTTTGGTGTGTAGAGATATATGAACAGCGAAAAAAGAAATATACCTTGGAAGCGTGGCATCCAGGGACTGACTGGACAAGAAATCATCACGAACTCAACGAGGAAGAAATACAATGGTTGATATCATTTTTGATATGTAAAGTAAAATGTAAAGTAAAATAAGCAGAAATGCGGGCGCATCCCAAGAGGTGATAGGATGCATGACACGGAACATCCAATGCGCCCGCCCATTTATATTTAGTAAGATAGCTTTTTAAAGCTATGCCCGCAAAAACACTATACACCCTCTCTAAAAGGTGATAATATGCATGACACGTGGAAGTATTGGTATGAAGAGCATCCCACCGCCGAAGCACAACGTCAGTGGCTGCTTAGATTGCAGTGTGCTTTTTCTCCGTCATGCGCGCCTGTTGTTGTGTGCAGAGAAGTCAACACCGAGAGGCTGCGACTTCCTGAGGCGATTTTGACGTATCAATTGCCTGTTAATCACCGTGTGATTCTTGCTAACGAGATAGTGATAGAATGCGACCGACCGAATTTTGAGGACAACCTGTTTTTAACGTTCAAAATCTGCGAACGGTTAAAACAAGATGGTGTCCCATTCCTGAGTGCCCACTCAGGGAATAAGTCCTTCCATATCCATATCCTGCTCGACTACAGAAATATAACATTCGGCGCGGATATCGCAGGAATCATAGCGGCGAATACGGACATCCTGCGTCTCTTTAGAAATTACGTCTTTTCTTTGAAGTTCAAACCGTGGCTTGCGAATCTGGACAAACGGTATAATGCGATGGTGGACGGCAGTGTGTTTAATAAGAATCATCTAATTCGTGAATTCGGAGGCGTGAATGAAAAAACAAAGAAGAAAAAAACCGCCGTTGTTGTAGACTTCGAGCGGAAGGAGATAAGAGTTCCTGATTGTGTAATGTATCCTGACGTTGTGGAATTCTATTCATACGAGGGCATCCAAAAAGATTTTAATTACTTTATTGAAAACAGGCTGTTTGAACAACAGCGCAAATTAGGGAATTGGTTTAAAGACTTTTCAACGAGAGGGTGATTAAATGCCTGAGGAGGTTTACAAAATAGACCCCACTATCGGCGCAAAGCTGCGCAATGAAAGCAGACGCAAAGACGTCGCCGAAGACGTTTCAAAAGAAAGGATGGTGACGGCAGAATGGATAGAAACAAACAAAGAACTTAAAGAATATTTAAACAACATAGACGCGGTGACGTTAGACCAACTCCACGACTTTGTTGTCCGCTCACGCTCGTATGGGGCTATGGCGTTATATGTTATGGAAGAACTTAAACGTGCTGAGGACACCCACCTTTATCTTGTTCTTAACGGCGAAGAGATGGAAACCGCTGCAATTAAAGCAATTAAAAACGATCGAGGAGTATACAAAGAATATAAACAGTTGGAAGTAGAGCATATAGTCACACATTATGTTATGAACAGTTGGTTTAAAAAAACATCATTGACACCCACCGCAGTCAAAGATACGGTCTACTTCATGAAACATATTTTATATAGGCTTGGGCGAGTCGCGGATAAATCAGGAACGCGGATATACTTCGCCAACGGTTACGCTGACGGCAACATCTTCCAATTCTATAAGGACACTGAGAAGACGTTTTACCCACACGTCCTTATCCCACGCCATATTTCAATGACACTTAAACCAAATGAGAAGATAGATACGATATTAACGCAAATCCTCGGCGACGGTAAGGAAGAGTTTTTAGAAGCAGTTGGGGCAGGACTTGCTGCAAGTAATGAAACACAAATTAAGGTAATATTCTTGGAAGGCATTGGCGCAAATGGGAAGACTGTTTTACTTGAACTTTTGAGGAATTGCTTCGGCGAACAGAATTGTGCAAGCGTAAGTTTCACGGATATTTTGACTAACCGTTTTGCGTTGAATGAACTTAACGGCAAACTCTTTAATCTCGTCTCGGAGGAGATGCAAACAGAACAAACAGGAGATTTAGCGGTTATTAAACGTGTCACAGGAGGAGGGCGGATAACTGTAGAAGAAAAATTTAAACCACGCTACCAAACTGACATTTTCACGACGCATATATTCGCTGTCAACGTCCCGCCTGCGATAGATACCGCCGACTTTGCGTTTTGGCGGCGTGTCAAACTCTTCCACTGTCCCAACATCTTTGTAAGTGACCCTGACCCTCAAAACCCGCATGAATATAAAGCAGACCCTACGCTTCTTTCTAAAATCACTGATGAGGATTACGATTACCTCGCGACGTTGTTAATGAAACACTATTTGATGGTAAAAAGAGAAAATAAAACAGTAGGGATTAAAGAAGCGCTCCAAACGATGGAGGCATATGGACGCAGCTCGGATGTAATACAGCTGTTTATAGACGAGTGTCTGGAATTTAGGTATTTGGACGAGCGGCAAGAAATGCCTGACCCCACCTTTAAAATTCAAAAGCAAGAGCTCTATGAAGCGTATACTCGTTGGTATACAATGAAACGCCTTCCTGGTGCGGTTGGACGCAACCAATTCTATGAAGATTTAGAACGCAACAAAGGCTTTGAATTGAAAAAAAACAGAGGATATTATTACTATATCGGTGTAGCGTTCAAAACAGGTGTGAGGTGAGAAAATGAAATTGGCTACTGGCGAAAAAGTATATGACACGGCAAAAGCAAAGAAAATAGCAAAATTAATAATCTACGAAACTGGAGACCCGAACTTTTTAGTGTGGTCAGAAACGATGTATCAGCAAGACGAAAACGAGTTCTTTATGGTTATAGACTATGAGAAGGTAGCTAAAAGCAATGGATATTCATGCACAAAGCGAAATCATAACACACCTTATATATTAACAAGGGAAGACATGGAAGAGTGGCGGCAAGGATTAATTAATGTTTGGAGGAACCTTAGGGAAAAAATAGATGCCAGCCGCAGAGTTTAAACTAATTTTGTTTTAGGATAAGATTTATAAATGTTGGGGGGCAATTTTGAGGGGGGCAATTTTAAAAACACTAAAAAAATTCCATAACTACGGAATAACAAAAAACCTTAACACTAATTTTGTTTTCAGTGAAAGGCATTTTAAAAAAAGAGGTTTTAACGCCGTAAAACATGGGGGGGCAATTTTTTTTACGACGTTAAAATTACAAGTCTTCGGCGTGAAAAAAAGGGGGGCAATTTTTCTTACTATCCTAATAATGTTTTTGGTAAGACGTAAAAAAAGATTTTGGGAAGGGATTTTAACTAAGAATTGCCCCCCCAAATTTATATACCTTCCGTTTCAAAATTAAAAAGTCGAAAAAATTCGAATATATACGCCGCCTTTTTATTTGGCCGTTAAGGTTGTTTGGCGCAGGGAGGAGGAAGGGAAGAGCGGGCGCGCAGCGTTCGTAGGTTTAAAGTTCGCTTCTGTGCGTTTAATCGCATTCCAACTTGTTTGGGTTCAGCAGCCTTTCTTTCTGTGAAGGTTGTGGAGGAAACTCCAGAGAAGAAGAAAAGTTTATAAACTTTGTGTTCCAATAACATTTATAAATAAAACATATTAACTTATATAAATCTAACCTGACCGAAAGGTTTATATAGTTATATGTGTATATAAAGCGACACGAGGTGAGTACATGGCAAATGTGAATATACAAAAAGTCAACTTCCAGCCACAACAAAAACAAACACAAACAACTTTAGGCGCTGCAACCAAACCTGCGCCGACGCAACCTGATTTTACAGGGCGCACAGAGAAAGGCGAGCGTATCGCTGCGTGGGAGCGCATCACGAAGCGCCACAGAGCGTATTACCACGTGGTTATCAAACGTAAGGACGGCGTAACCGAAGCCTTCAACCTCTTTATCAATGACCGCGCAAAAGTCAAACCTTCCCAGGACGTTGCAGCGAGTCCCTGAGGTGTTCAAATGAAAGATAAAAAAACAAAACGTTTAACCGAAGGAGAATGGAATGAAGAATATGAGATGTATAGAAACGACGACGAGGATTACACAACTGATGAAGAAATTGTTAGGTGGCGCAAGAAACACGCCGATTAAAAAATTTACGAGGTGACGGAATGTATAGGTATGTGCATGCGTTCGAGAAGAAATACTCGCTTGAGCAACAGCAGCAGATTATTAATGAATATCTTGCAGGTGCAACGTTAGCAGAATTAGGGCAGCGCTACGGCTGCACTGCTCCATCTGTTTTAACATTCCTGAGGAAAAAAGGAATTAAAACGTTCGGGCGTGGCGAACGTATTAGGGGACGGTATTCCGAACGACAAGCACGGATTAAACAAGCCCTGCTTAATAAGATAATAACTAATACTCCGTTTTCACTAATACAACTCGCAGGGGAGATTGGACTTTCTGAGGTCTGCGTCCGCGGGCATCTAAGAGATTTAATTAGAAAAAATGAGATAGATAAAGACAAGTTGCTCAAACTACATATCGGCGTGCGTAAATTTGCAGTTCCTCAAGCGCAGCAGACACAAGAGACGCAAACCGCAGGAGCAGGTGTAAATGTGAATAATGGAAACGAGGGGATGCAATGAAATATGACGTTATAAAAATAAGTGAGTTAAAAACGAACACGTGGAACCCAAACGAAATGCAAGAATCAGATTATGAACACCTCAAGCGTGAAATCAAGCGAGTTGGGTTCATAGACCTTACAACGAAGCAAAAATTTTAACAGTAAATCTAAACAAAATTAGAGGCGCACTTGACCCTCTTAAGTTCGCTAACCTGTTAAGCGATTTGCAGAACTCATTTACGTTGCAGCAACTTGAAGATTTATTAAATTTGCAGGAGGCAGAAATGAAAGGCTACGATATCTTGCGTCAACTCCCAGATGCGCCACCAGAAATCCCTGCAGATGTTGAACAATTTTCTAAAACCTACTCTTTTATAATAACAAAGAAAGAACAAGCGGAGGAGATAGATAAAGTTTTATTAAGCATAAAATCAAATAAATTTTCAGATAAATTTTTGACGTTGGTTCGTTTCTATGAAGAGCACGCTGTTGACGCTGGCACGGCGTAAAAAAATCATTGAACTAAGAACGTTAGGTTTCACGCTTCAACAGATAGCAGACACATTAGACCTTGCTTACTCAACAGTGTGGAAAGATGTTCAAGTAGCAGGAAAGGAACGCGCTAAACAATTAGAAAATGAAATAGACGCTTACATCCACCGTTACGAGGAAGGAAAGTTGAAGCGCATCAGAGAACTTTGGGCAATGTATGCACGCGCAGAGAACGACAAAGAGCGCCGCAAAATTCTAAAGCAAATAGACGACATGGAGGAGCGTTTAATTGAGACGTTACAACGCTTAGATAAATTACCCGCATTAAAAGGTGAAAAAATAAGTATATTGAATAAAGTTGAGGTGGCACCTCTTGACAATGAACTCGCAACTTTTATACAGCGGTTTGAACAACGAGCAAAAAGTGAAACTGTTATGTGAATTAAGAGACTACATGCTGCTTAAATTGACTAATTGCTGCCTCTACGAATACCAACGCCAAATTAGCGATGCGATAATTAAGAGCGTTGTAGAGAACGAAGGCGGCGAAATCTATATGGAGTTAGCTCGCCAATCGGGGAAGTCAACCACAATTGCGCAAACAACTTTCTTTCTATCTTTGTTTTACCCTGTTTTGGAAAATAAAGTTTTTCAGGTTGGTATATTCGCTCCGAAATTTGACCAAAGCAGAATTACATTTCAACGTTTAAAAGATGCATACGATAAAGCATTACCACAACTCCGAAAATTTGGTTACGATTTCACGACGTATAATGCAAACGAAATTACAATAACAAACACAAAGAAAAAAATTAGCAGCGTTGCATGTTTGACTGCGTCTCCTGACACAACTATCAAAGGATATACATTTGATTTGATTATCCTTGAAGAATGCCAAGATATCCCCGATAAAAAAATCAAAGAAGACATAATTCCTATGGGCTCCTCAACAAACGCAACACGTGTTCTGATAGGAACGCCCGCGCTTGGTTCACAATACCGCTATTTTTGCGACGGTATAACACGCAATCAAAGGGTTTTTATTCTACCGTATACGACCGCTGCTAAATACAATCCTAATTATACAAAATATATTGAAGAAGTTAAGGAACGTATTGGTGAGGATAGCGACGAGTTCCAAAGTCAATACAATTTGAAATGGATATTTGGGGTTAGTAAATTCATAACAGCCCAGCAATTATTTGAATTACGAGAAAATTACGAAATCGTGAAAGAGGACAAAGCACAAGATAGCGAAATCGTTGCAGGAATCGATATCGCAAGAGACGTTGACAGCACCGTAGTTACACTTCTTAAAAACATTGGGAACCAATTTAATATCCTGAATTGGTTAGAGTTGAAAGGGGAGGACTACGAAGCACAAGTTGAAATTACCAAAAACTTTTTAGCGAACTACAACGTTAAGCGCGTAATCATTGATGCGGTGGGCGTTGGCGACCCCGTTGTAGATATGTTCAAAAACAGAACACGTTACAGCATCGAGGGCTTCAAATGGACTCCACAATCGCATCACGAAGTTTTCTTACAACTTCAAAACGCATTATTAAAAAAACGTATAAAATATCCATATGGGCAGGAAGCACAGAAAACACGAGAAGTGAAACGATTTGAACAACAAATGCTGGATTTAAACAAAGAGTATTCTGGTAATTTGTTGCGCTGCCACCACCCCGACGTTGACGGGGCGCATGACGATTATGTTTCTTCATTAGCGCTTGCATTTTATGGCATGACAAACACAGGACGGGCGTTAGTGCTGCCCGATATATCTGCGTTGATGGGGAGTGTATAAATGAAAAGATATGGATACATTGAAGGAATTATATTCGTTAAGGAATTCGCAAAAGAAAAATGGGCATTGCATCCAAACGCGGACGTAACAGATTTCAAAGCATGGCGCAATATCGTTAATGAATTATATGATGGTCTTCAAACATACGGTGAAGAGAATATCAATGCGTTATGGCAACGTTTCATGATTGAGTGGGCGCAATTACGAAACACAGATAAGGTGAAACAATGAATATTGCAACGATAGGTGAAATTAGAAGAGATTTAGAAAATAACTACAAAATTCCATCGTGGCTGTCATATAATCAAGCGGTCAAAATCAAAAAAGCAAATCAATTAACCGCAGGTGTTTGTGGTATTTGTGGACGCTATGAAGAGCGTTTAGTCCCTGTTGAACTGGGATTATGTAAGCGCTGCGTTGAAAAACGTTTGTTGGAGCGTTTACCTATACGTTTTAGAATTGCAAAAAATTATCTACATCCTCGTGAATGTGATGTATGCGGGCGTTTAACACCCAAATTATATTTCGTTAATCCTTATATTTGCAGTCATTGTATATCAAAATTCTCAAAACAATTCTCAAATACATTTAAATATTAATCATTAAAAAGAAGTGAAATGAATGCGCATCCCTTTTTTGAATATTGAAATTTTGAAAGCGAACGATTTTAGTAATATACTAAAGCAAGCGCAGATAAATAATTTTGAACAAATTGCAGCACGGCCACAGGTTAACCAAATTTTATCGCTTGCAGGTTCCGATGCGCTGCCTAATTACCCTGTCAATCCACGCATGCTTTACGAGATGGCTTATTACTCCGACGTGTTGCGAACAATTATCAACGCTCTACGTGTTGAGATTTTTAGAAACGGCGCAGAGGTTAAAGAAAAATTTGTTGTAAAATGCACACAGTGCGGGAAGGAATTTCAGCATGAGGATAAAGATATGCGTTGCGATATCTGCGGTGGGCAATTACGAGAACCAAACATTCAGCAGAAAATCACACTTGAGCAGTTGGTGGAGAAAGTCAATGAGAACGAGCAGACATTGCTTGATGTCTGCAAATCAGTTGAGGACGACCTCAACATTATGGATATCGGATACTTCATCGTGCGCAAGGAATACGAGTTGCAAAATAACCAAATTGTAGACTCAAAAGTTGTTGAGATAATCAGAGGCGACCCGTTGAGCATGCGCATCATTGCAGATAAAACTGGGCGCATGGGATACGACGTCAACGGAAAAGAAATCAAAGTCTGTATCCAACACAGAGACACGCCGCAGGATGGGACTAAATGCAGAATTTGTGGGTTACCACTCTTTAGAGCCTATTACAAAACAAGAGTTAAGGAAGCGTGGCATTATTATATCAAAGGCGAGGTCTTGCACGTTAATAAATATTCAACGTTGCTATATGGCTTCCCACCTACGTTGACGTTGTGGCTCAAACTTTCAACGCTTTTAGCGCAGGATAGGTATATCAGATTATATTACCAACTACAGCGAACACCGAGGGGACTTCTATTTATTGCTTCTAAGAATGCGGAAAGTTTTCAAAAGGCATATCTTGCAGCGCTTGAAACTGCACGCAATAATCCACACGCAATAACCCCCATCGTTGTTGAAAATGAAGGACGGGCGCTTGCGGAATTCATAGACTTATCACATTCGTTAGAGGAGATGCAATTCACAGAAGTAAGAAATGAATTTAGGCGGGTAATTGGTGGGCTTTACGGCGTTATGCCTATCTTCCAAGCAGACGTTGAAACATCGGGCGGACTAAATCAAGAACGCTTGCAGATTACCGTCACCTCACGAGCAGTTAGGTCAGGGCAGGAAATCTATAATCAAAAAGTTTTTAGATGGTTATTAAATCAAATCGGAATAACAGATTACGAATACGTGTTAAAGAGCGTTGAAATGAGAGACGAGTTAAGAGAGGAAGAGATTAAGAGCGCAAAGATAACGAACGCAATTAACATGCAAGCACTTGGATTTGATATCAACATAGACGAGGAAGGTAATTTAGTTGCAGTTAAACGAAAAACAGAAGAGACAACAGCGCAAGAGCAGACGCAAGCAGTGGAACCACAACAATTCAAATATTTTGGCGAAGATGGTGCTCCAATTGCTTCGTTAGAGCGTTCAACTGATTTAATCAAAGAGGATATGAACGACGAGGATAAAATAGAGTTGTTGTATTCGTTCGCAGGAAAAGAGATTAATAAGGAATTTATTCCGCGCCTAAGAAAAGAAGATAAACGCAAACTCAAGCGTTCATTATTTCCACGTTTCAAGACTATGAGTAAAACAGCATCAGAACGAATCAAATCAAAGTTTCTCGATTGGTTGCTTAGGAAAGTTTCACTTAATGAATTGATAGAAAAAATCAAAAAAGAAGGAAACGTTAGCGAAGAAGAAGCAGAACGGATAGCACGAACAGAAAGCCACGAATTATACAGCAAATTAAGGGAGTTGGCGTATAGAGATTTAGACCCCGAGGGTGAGCGCAAATATCGGTGGGTTGGACCGCAAGACCACCGAACAACAAACATCTGCAAGCGGATTAAACAACGAACACGAAACGGCGTTGATTTAGACATGCTTAAACGCATAATCAAAGAAGAAGCAGAACGTGAAGGAATAGAAGCCAGGGAATGGACGCCACATCCGAACTGCAGACATACCGCTGTTGTGGTGGTTGAATGAAAGTTCTAATTGTTGGGAAAGACGCTTTAGCGCTTGACTTTTGCAACAGTCTAAAGAAGGACGGTGTGGATGTTAAATGGTATATCCAAGACCCAGAGCAGCACGAAATCGGCGAAGGGATAATTAACAAGAGTGAGGACTGGGAAAAAGACAAAGACTGGGCAGACGTAATCGTATTTGAGGACACGGGCTTTGGAACACGAGCAAGCGAATTAAAAGAGGATGGTTACGTTATCGTTGGTGGAGCGGAACTATGTGACAACTTAGAAGCTAAAAGAGATTTTGGCGCTCAAGTTGCGAAGGAATATATGGATTTGCTCATTCCGAAGGATTACGAATTTAACGATTTTGAAGAAGCGATAAATTTCATTAAAGAAAATCCGAAACGCTACGTTGTAAAATTCAACGGCAACGCTGGAAACATAAAAGATTTGGTGTATTGTGGAAAGATAAAAAGCGGTGAGGATGTAATAGAAATTTTGTATTATTACAAAAAGATTTGGCAAAAAGAATGGGGCGACGTTTCATTTATTTTGCAAGAATTTATCCAAGGGATAGAAGTTGGGATTACGGGATATTTTGACGGCAGCAGTTGGGTCATGCCATATTACATAGACCACGAGTATAAATATAATCTTGCTGGCAACGTTGGCGTTCTTACGGGGCAAGAAGGCGAAGCGATGCGTTGGTTTGAAGAGCCAACCGATTTATTCAATTCAACGTTTAAAAAATTAATCCCATTACTCAAAAAAGCAGGATATGTTGGTTCATTTAATATCAACGGAATCGCAAACGAAGACGGCTATCATTTTTTGGAATTTACTCCACGTTTTGGTTATAATTCAACGAGTATTGAATTAGAATTTTTCAAACACAATGGATACGGTGCAAAAGATTTACTCAATCGCTTAATTTCTAATGAATATTTCGAGCCTCACCCTACGTATTCATTAGGTGTTTTGATTACAATTCCACCTTATCCGCACAGGATAGAATCCATAGACCCCTCTGGAATTCCAATTTCTTTCCTGCGTTATGTTTCATTCCACCCGCATGAAGTCAAACAAGCGAACGATATACTGCAGACAGCAGGAACGTTAGGTTACATTGGAACAGTTGCATCTGCAGGGAGTGTATTTGAATTAGTCCAAAAGCGAGTTTATGAGAGCATTAATGATATTGTGCTGCCACGCATTCAATACAGAAATGATATCGGCGATAATTTCATAACACAATTAGAACAATTAGAAGAGTGGGGTTATCTCTAAAGTTTCTCAAATACGTTTATAAATTTTGCAAGCGTTGGAGTTTAGCATGGTAGAACAATATCCTGTTAACGAAATTCTCAATGATAACGAACGAATTTTTACAGCGTGGGCGACAGTTGAAGCAAAAGACAAAGTAGGCGAAATAATACCTATGGAAGAGGTTAAGCGCCTTATGCCTGTCTATATTGAACGTGGCGCTCCACTAATTGACCAACACACAAATAAAGTTGTTGGCAAAGTAATCAATTATGCATTCAAAGAGCATCCAGAAACGAAGAAAGAAGGGCTTTTTATAACAGCAAAAGTTTTTGACCATTACGATTTAGATGACCAAGTTTGGAATGAGATTAAGCAAGGAATACGACGGGGAATAAGTTTTGGAGGCAGCAGAAAAAAGAAATTACAGAAAACAATAGACGGTGAGCAAGTCAGCGAATTAAGAAACCTTGAATTATACGAATTTTCAACGGTGCGTGAACCTGCTAATCCTTATGCTCTTAATGAGCAGGTGAATTTCGTGGCAAAATCTGAAAATACCGACGTTCAAAAACCCTTCGCAGGGTATAAGAATTTTGAAGACTGCGTAAATCAAAATAAGGATAAGGACGACCCGCAAGCATATTGTGCAGCGATAATGCATAGAGTAGAAGGCAAGGCAAATAAAGAATCGGAAGACGTGGATAAACCCGAGGACGCGAGACCGCCGAAACAGTGGTGGAATAAATGCATACGACGTGTTAAGGAAGGAATGCCGAGTTATACAGATGAGCAAGCTGCTGCAGTTTGTGGTTCAATGTGGTTCCACGAATGGGGTATGGGCACAAAGAAGGAAGACCCTGATAACGCGCCAATAGATTTTAAAATCATACATGAAAAAATGCAAACAATTAAAAGTATTCTGTATGGTGGTGATATAATGAATAATGAAATGAAAAAAGAAGAGGCGAAGGCAACCGAAACAAAGAAAGAGCCCGAGTTGCCAAAGCCTGTTGAAGAGAAGCCCCCTGAGGAAAAGAAACCGAGGGGAGAAAAAGAAAAACAAGAAGAGCCACGTTTCTCGGATGAGTTAATAGAGCGTTTGACGAAAATTGAAGGTGCGCTTAATAAATTGATTGCGATGCTGGGTGAAGACGAAGAAGTTGAGGAGAGCACGAAAGCAAAGAAAACAAAGCCTCCCGAAAAAATTGAAAAGAAACAAGAAGAAGTTGTTAAACAGAATTATCCCATCGTGAAAGTTGATACAACACCAAGACCAGTTCAAGATAAAATAATTTACAACAATGAAAGCGAGGATAATATTGTTCTTGATATGCTGCGGGGCTCAAAGAACCCATCGTGGCGTGAGTTGACTGAGTTGGTCAACAAGAAAAGAAATTTTTAATGAGGTGAATAATAATGGGAAACGCATTTGAATTTAAAACAATTCAAGATATGGAGCGCTATTACTACGGCGGTATTGGCGCAATGTTGAATGAGACTGAAACAATTGCGAAAGCAGACGCACCGATAACAATTGGAACAACGGGCGTCTATAACGCTGTGTATGGCGCCAAGGTTTGGAGCATTCTCAATCACGAGGCAAACGTCTTTGGAGTTCTGCCTAAAGTACCGTGGGCAAGGGCTGGACATCGTGTAATCACTGCACGGTCTGCAACGATGCCGTTCGGTGGGCGTGCAGAAGCGGCAACGCTTCCAGACAGCGTTAAGCCAACGATTTCAGTATTCAAGACTACACCGAAGACTAACGCAAGCGTCTACGAGTTGAGCGAATTGGAGCGTGCGCTTGCAGAACAGAGCGAAGACGACGTTGGTCCAGATTATGCGCAATTAGTTGCTTACGCAGGTATAGAGCATGCAGAAGATATTAACGTTGCATTGACAACTCAAAACGGAACGCTTGCAGGAGACCAATTTGATAGTATTGACCGTGTAGTTGCTTCGTATTCCGAATTATCCAATTGCAGAGAAAACGACGAGATTACATCTTACTCCGCGGGCGATTTGGACATCTATGGACTTGACAGGGACGGCGGCGCTTCATTTGCAGACGCATATGTCAATCATAACTCCTCAACACTGCGTTCATTGACCGACGAAATAATTAGGGACGTTCTTGTTAACGTGCAGCAGAACGGCGGGCAACCGACGCTGTGGCTCACGGGCTGGGATACCTACAGCGCAATAACAGGGCTCTATGACATCCAAGTTCGGTATTCCGTGCTGGGGCAGACGACTGCAAAAATCGGCGTGAACGGAATTCAAACGCAGGATGGGATTGGCGTTGGAATTAACGTTGCGACGCTTTACGGCATACCTCTGATAATTTCAAAGAACGTTGTTCAGGACGCTCAGAGTTCAGGCGGTATTTCAAGACTTTATCTGCTTGACACCTCCAATCCAGAAGGCGACGACTACCCAAGGCTTTGCTTCAAAGTCCTCAAGCCAACTCAGTTCTTTGAGGCAGGGATTACCAGCGGAACACCATTCGGCGTCAACAAGTTAAGCGATAAGATAATGTATAGGACTGCGGGCGAGTTGACTTGCAGGCACTTCAAAGCACAAGGCAAAGCAAGAGACTTGAAGAAGTAAATTAATTGAGGAGGTCAACGCCTCCTCATTTTTAAAATTTTATATGAGGTGAAAAAATGGCGTTAACGATAACGTATAGAAGTCAGACATACAAAACAGATAATAAATTTTTGGCTCATATCGCTTCACGTGGTGGTTTTGTTGCTGGTAGTATCGCTTTTGACAATTCATATCCAACGGGCGGTGAAAGTTTTGATTTGAGGGGGCAGTTCAATGGCAAAGACCCTTATTTAGTCCTGTTTGAAGCAAATTCGGGCTATGTATTTCAATATGATTATACGAACAGAAAAGTAAAAGCATATTACACTTCAACAAGTGGTGGTGCGCTCGTTGAAGTTCCGAACGCAGCTGATTTATCTTCATTAACTGACGTTCGTTTCGTAGCATTCGGTTATCTGTAGGTGCTAGCAAATGGCAGAAGTAGAAAAGACAGAAAAAATAGGCGCAGTGATGCGCTACCACGGCACGAAGACCAATTCAAACGCTACGGTAACCACCTCTGTTTCAGATGTTATCAGTGCAACAGAAATAAGAGGAGCGACGGGTTTCTTTGCAATTAAAAATACGGGTGCAAATAGTGTTGTTGTGTATCCAAGAATTTCCGCGGATGGCAGTGAGTGGTTTGAGTTGGACAACGGCAGCGGAACGACTATCGCAGCATCTGGGAAATATATAATCTCATGGGTTGGGACGTATCGTTTCATTAAATTATCTGCTGCGACTACATCGGGGACTACTACAATCAATGCATATCTCTACTACGCAAAGGCTTGATGGTAATGCGATATGGCAACAATCTACTCAAACGGAACGGGGGGCGGGAATTGGAGTAGTGGTAGTTCTTGGCAGGGTGGCGCAGTTCCTACTTCTTCGGATGACGTTATTATTCAAGTAGGAGATACTATTTTACTCGACGTTAACGTTGCTGTGAATTCAATTTGGATTAACGGAGTATTAAACATATCAACATATTCTATTAATTCGCCAACGTTCACTGTAGCGAGTGGTGGAGTAGTTCAAACGAGCACTGGAACAATAACGGCAGCTACCTCTCTTGAAATACATGGAACGCTTGGAACAGCAAATACAGCGTATATATTATCGTGCGGGGCTCTATCTATATTTTCCGATGGAACTTTCAACGCTCCAAATAGTTCGGGTTCATGCACAATTTCAGGAAATCTAAGTTATTATGTTGGTGGAACGTTTAACCACAATAATGGAACAATCACACTCAACGCCGCCTCAAATAATATTGATATTTCAGGGTCTATGACATTTTGGAATTTGACAGCGCAAGGAAGTTATCAAACAAAATTCAACAATAGTACTAACGTCCAAAATGTATTAACTTTTTCGGGTGCGGGTTGGAAAACATTAGCGAATGGGGTTGAGTTGACAATCGGGCACTCTGGTAATGCGGGTTCATTTAGCAATTCATGCTCAAACGCATTCAGAACAAATGAAGCAAACGCAATATTTACGGTGCAAGGTTATCTTTCAACAACAAGGACACCATGCACGGGTAGTAATTGGTATTTTGGTGCGGATGCCCAAAACGTCGTGCTCAAAACAAAAAATCTTGATTTTCAGTTTAACATTTCTACTGTCGGTGGAAACAACAATTATACGTGGGAAATTATAGATAACGTGAAAGTTGGGTGGGTGTATATTAATGGACAAGATACATGGAAATGTACCACGCCTGGCGCAGTAATTGATGGAGGTTCGTCTGGTAGCGCTCAAGTAATTTATGGAAAAATCTATTTTGAAGGGACAAGCGCAAATCCTCTCCAACTCGGAAAAAATACTATCTGGGGTGGACTTAACGTAGCTGGGAATAACTCTTCTATATATCTCAAATATGTAAATATGAAGAGTTATTACGCTGCTTTTGCATTTGGATACCCTGCACAAGTTGCAGGATACAATCAAATAGTAATTGAAAATAATTCATTCACGACGTATACGACTGGCGACCCCTCTATCCATATGTATAATTGCACAGTTCCGATTACAATCAAGGATAGTATTATTACAAGCGCTACAGGGGCTCAAATAAGTATATATTTTTACCTTAATGGAAAATTACAATTCGAAAATACCATTTATAACAAATCAGTTAAATTTTATGGTGGAGGTAATAATCGTTGGTTCGTTAACAAAAAATCCAACGGCGATTTTGATGTTTACGGGCAATTTAACAGTGAAGA